CTCGCAGGTAAATTAAATGTTTGACTAAAATCAGTGAATACTTTATCTATGCTTTTAACATCTTGAATTACTTGTGTCAATGTGATTAAATCTTCTTCCATCATATCTACACTTACATAATCCTGTGCAGTTGTTGTAAATCTTAATTGTGGTTGTATGTATAATGTAATCTTTTGCATTATCTAATATTGTTGACAAAATCAAATGCCTTTTCAAAGTTCATTGTGTAGTTTATTAATCTATCATTCAAGCCTGTTTTATATGTAAAATTACTATCTGTAATACATACTGGATAAATAACATTTTGGTCATCAGTAAGCCAGATATATTCACTTACCATCAACTCTTCAAAATAGACATTGGTTCTTTCATCTACAAAACCACTATTTAATGTGATTGATTCTGTACCATTTGCATTGTGTACTTTCTTAGCGTGTGCTGTAGTGCTGTATGAATTAAATGTAATTGTTTCTTGGCAATCTTGGCCTTCTTCTTCAGGTGGTTCAAGTGAAACACTTCTAGCTTTAAATATACTTCTATTAAATTTTTCGTTTCTTGTTTCTAATGTTTCTACAGATTTCTTAAAGAAAAATAAATCTTGTAATGCTCCCCACCTATTTAAGAAAGTAATTTTTTGAACTGGGTATTTGCATTCTTCAATAGGATTTAATATTACATCTGTTCTACCACCTGCTATAATAACTGCTTTTGTTATCGTGTAACCAAGTGAAGCAGTGTTAAAACTAGCATATCCAATCTTCTGGTTTTGGTTTCCATTATCTGTGAAAGTTGTTGTTTGTCGTAATGTATCTTCACTATCTTTAAATTCTACACTTGTAACTAATTCCTTGTTTACTGGTATGTGTATGAAGCTGCCTAAATTATATTCAAAATAATTTGCACTCAACATATGCTTTGGTTCTGTTGTATAGTTTAAACCTTCTTTGAATTTATTAAATCCTTCTTGTGCTAAATAAGTAGTTGTGGTTGCAGAACCTATTATAGTTCCGTTTGATTGTCTTGCACTTGTTACTACATCAACCCAAATAGATTGAGTAAATACTGAATTACTAAGTGTGCCATCATATGTTTGTATGATGTGATCGTTTACTAATTCACTGATTTCAAATGTTACACTCGTTTCATTTGGCAGTGGTTTTTTCTTAAATGTAAATGTTGCGTATAAATCATCACATATTTCAGTTGAACCACTTACTCCACCGTGTACTGTTACAACAGCTTGAAAGTAATTTAAATTAGCTATATTGCTTGTGCCTGTAACTTGTGGTGTTCTAATAAAAAATGGTGATCGTGTTCTTATTATTGTACTCATATCTTAAAATTATCTTCTATGTATCCAGCTACTATTTCATCACCGTATAAATCTAAACCACGTTCAAATGGTTTGGTAAAAAACATTGTAGCTCTAATTCCTTTTTTGTATATGCTTCTAGCTATTAAATAGTTTAATGATTTTCTATTAATAAATCTGCCTTGCTCATCTCTTGGTGCAATACCTTTTTTAACTGTCCATTTATCAAACACTCTACTGGGTGGCATTTTGCTTGTATATCTAAATGGTGATTTACTGCTTTCTGAATAAGTAGATTTAGCACCTCTTACACCTTGATCTTGATACACACCATATTCTTCACTTTCAAACTTTACTTTACTACCTTGTATTTTATAACCTAAACTTTGATATAGCTTACCACTTGCCTTTTGGCCTTTGCGTGTAAGATTAGCACGTGATTGTTGTATCACATAATTAGCGTACTTTTCTAATGCTTCTTCAAACTTTCCCATTAGCAATGAGTCATTTCTGTGGTTGTACCTATATCAAATGTTACTGCCCATCCAGCTAACATATTGTCAAACCTTTCTGTAAATGGTTCACAAGTTGCAGGATTAATTAATTCAAACCCGTTTCTGTATGTATCACTTTTTTGTAATACTCGCATTATTCTAGTTGCTAGTGCTAGTTGTGTATTTAATATATCTTGCCTGTTGTCATTGCCTAAAAAATAATCACGTGTCTGCTCATTGCTAATATCTACAACATCCATTAGAAAGATTGTCATATTATGCACTACATTATTACTTTCAATAGTTGCACTATTTACTGTAATGTGGCATAATGGATATAAACTTTGTTTCTTTAAATCTACATCTGCAATATCACCAAAGGTTACTTCGTGATTAAATGGTTCTGCTTTGACTACGTCTCTAATTGTATCTATAACTTTGTAAAAACTTTTCATATTGATTTTATATATAATGGTGCGTGTTTGCCTAAATCTTCTTCAATGAATTCATCAAGCCAATCTATTGATTCATCAAAATCTGCATCTGCATCTAACATTAATAACTGTAAACATTTCCAATAGTTGTAAACTGCTCTAATTGGTTTGCTGCTTGTTACACCCATAAATGCATCTTCAAAACCATCAGCTAGAATTACATATTCGTGTTTATCTACTAGTTCTTGTTCCATTAGCTTTTCTAATATTTGCTCCCTTTTCATTTCTTTTTAAACATCTGCTGTTGTAAATCAGCTTTATCTTTTTCAAAGGCTAGATACTGCAAACAAGTATGTAGCTTTAATTGTGTAACTTCATCAAATCTCCTGACATCACCTTTTGCCAATCCATAGACTGACTGATACCAAGACCATTTTTCATTAAATCCAGTTTCTGCTGTGGCAAAACTATTTCCGTTTGATTTGCTAAAAAGCTCAGGATATGATTCAATAATTCTTTCTTTAAATTCCAAAAAAAAACTAATGCACTAAATACTATATCTAAACTTATACCTTGCATATCATAAGCATCTGCACCTTTGTATTCTTCTACTAGGTATTTATCTTTTCTAGTAAATGATATTGGCCTATATAGTACACACATAGCTTTGTGCATTAATGGCCATTCAGAAAGGTAATTATCAAGATCAACATATTCACCAAAAGTAATTTCATCTAGCTTAGGTATAAAACCAAAATCAACACCATTGTATTGAAACCTATCAATGAATTTAGGTTCTTCTTTAAATAGGTTGTTTATGGTATTAGTAATATTATCTATGTCTGTTGCTTTAATTTGTAATACAGTTTTTAATGGTATGTTGCAAAAAATTTCTATCATCTTCTGCTTTAAAAAATTATCATCTTCATTCTTATCACTAATCTTTAACCACTTCTGGTATTGTGCTAGTGTTATTTCACTTAATGATTCAGGTATGTTAATTGTTACTTTCATATATATAATGTAGAAAAAAGTGTAAAGTGTTATGTACAAATATAAAAAAAAAGCTACCTGTTACAGTAGCTTCTAATTTTAGTTGTTTAGTTTTTATTTATCTAATTTTTTTTACAATATCAAATAATTTATTGTTTTTGTAAATCATATATCTTTTACAAAATTCTGATTTACTGTCTAATAAAACTTTGTGAAGATTATTTCCTTTAAATACACCGTTTTTATTTATTATTTTATAAGTATTTTGTTCCATAGTTGTTTGTTTTAAATTATATTCAAATATAATTATAAATACAATACAAATTACAAAACATAGTATTTTTTTTCTATATCTTATCTTTTCTTATCTCTTCATATCTTATCTTAATGCTTTAGTAATGCTTAAGCAATGCTTAATAAATGTAGTATTCACCACCACTTTGTAGCTGATAACTAACTGCATATCTCAATGCATCTAATGCGTGGTTGTAGTTATCTACAGGTGTTTGGCTTTTTCTTTCTAGCCATACATAGTTGTTTAGTTCTTTGATTAGATCTGTACTATCATTATCTATTATTAAATCATAATCTTGTATCATACTTATGCCATATGTTACACTGCCTTGACCTTTTATAGCTGGTACTATATTACAATGCCTACTTAACTCATTTATTAATCTTGGTTCAGCACTATCACCCACAATTAAATCATTGCCTGCATACTTTACATTAAGGTTTGCAAGTTCACTTGTAGTAAGTTTAGCTTGATAGAAACACAGCTTTACATAAATTATTTTATTCTCTTTGTCTATGCTTGTTTTGACCAATGTACTAGGATCATTACTAAATCCATAATCTTGGCCATAAACAACTTTATTAATATACTTAAACTCACCTATTGACCAATTAGAATATATAACACCTTCTGCTTTATCTAGCCAAGCACCTTGTATAGTATGCTTAAATCTTTCTGGCCTTCTTTGCTTCATACTTTCTATTTGCTGTATGTAGCTGTTAGATAAATTATCTTTGTTATCTAGATACGTTGTGTGTATGTATGTAGTATCATCTTTTGTTATATTGCTTCCTGCTTGTACACCACGTGATTCATACCACCTTTGATAAATAAAATGTTCTTTAGTTGTTGGATTCAGTATTAGTATGATTCTATTTTCTTGTGCTTTGTTTCTAACACTTAAATCTATTTTATCAAATGTATCTTCATCTACTAATTCTTCTGCTTCATCCATTACCCAGGTTGTGATGCCTTGCAATGATTTAAGGTTTGCTGTTTGGTCTCCTGATGAGGTTTTAATACCCCTGAATATTATCTTGCTACCATTGCCTTTGTTAATGATTTCATCTTTAGTTATTGTAAAATCATTTAGCTTGCCTAGCAGTTCAATCTTTTCTATGAATTCTGGTATGATTGATATAGATGCAGAACGTAATGTAAAACGTGTAAATAGTATAGTGTGGCCTGCTTGATATGTTAGCAGTAGAAGTATAGTATTTATTGCAAATGATTTGCCTGAACCTCTACCGCCTGTAATAATAAAATAACGTGCTTTAGATTCATTAAATACTAGATACTTATTGTGTAGCTTTAATTCCTGCAATTAGTTTTCTAAAATCGTGGTTAACTTGTTCTGTGGTGTGCATATCTACTGTGTCTTTTAACTTGCCATATACATTGTCCATAATAGAATTAAATGCTGCTACATCTTGTTTTTCTATTGCTTTAGTAAGTATAGCTTGCACCATTCTGTATTCATTAGATTGCCAGACATCATTGCCTTCATCATCTTTTACTTGCACCATCATATCTAGCATTTCACGAATTATTGTGCTTCTATTTTTAGTGCCTTTCTTTTTGCCTGATGGGTTACCACTTTGTCCTTTAGTCCATTGATGTTTTTCTATATGTTCTTTGCTCATTTTGTGCTGTATTTGTGCTGCATTTAATATCTTCTTCGTATTCATTTAGATACTCTCTTAATTTATCTTCAGCTTCCTTTTTAAGTTTGTGTTTCTTGTTCGTATTCATATTCATTAAATAGTTTTCTCATTGTGTCTACTAATTCTTTTACACAACTACCACAAGTGGACATTTGTCTATGTTGATTGAATATTCTATTATGTATTTTTAATAGTGCTGATTGTTCTGTTGGTCCTAATTTATTGTTAATGTGTTTAAATATATCTTTTAATGTTTCATATTCTTCTGCGTTTAAGCATTCTATTTTTTTGTAAGGGAATAGTTTATTTAGTTTTTCTTTTCTTGCTTCACATCCACAATCCATTCCTAGCTTATCAAAGATGTAATCTACACTAGCTTTGATTCCCGTTGCTTTTGTAAACTTTTCAATTGAGTCCCCCAAACCTTTTGATTTACTTTTCATATAGTTTCTTTTTTATATTCTTCTTTGCCCTTTTAATTGTGTTATATACTGTTACGTGTCCTAATCTTGTCTCCTTTGCCAACTTTCTAATGCTATTGAATTGCTTAACATACAACGTAAATAGTTTACGATCAAACCAATACATACCATTTAGTATATCAAGCACCTTATTGTTAAATTCTTCTATTTCAAATTCTTCTTCTTCTACTATGTTTTTTATTACTGCGTTTTCATCTTTGGGTATCCTGTTTTCTTTGTTTGCAGTTTCTTGTATTATTCTTTTTATTGTTCTTTTAATAATTCCAAAGTGTGGTTTGTTATTTATTATTAATTGTTGTGTTTCTAGTTTGCCCTCGTGTACTTGCTCATATAATTTAATGTACATTTCTTGTACTATATCTTGTACAACTTTCTTGTCTTTCTTATATAGTAAATTATTTGCAATTTCACAAAAATCATTGTGGTAAAGTGCTAGATGTTCCAATATATTATTTAGCTCTACCTTCTTCAACTTCTATTAGCAGGTTAACAAAATCATCTAATTCAATAGCAACATAATCACGTTCAAAGTTTTTAGTAAAACACACTACTGGCATCTTTGCATTACCTAAACAATCATTCCTGCTTTGTTCAAGTGCTTTCCATATGTTTAGTTTTTCTTGGTTCTTACACTCCCAATTAAACTCACTTAAAATAGATTGATCATCAATACAAAGTATATCACCCTTCATAGATAAACCACCACTATTTGGTGTTCTCCTTATGTTAGCTTGTAGCTTTTCAGCTAGATACTTTGCTACTTTTAATTCAAACCTTTTACCTTTTTTATTAGCATTCATCTTGATGTATTTGAAAGTGTTGACGAACTGCTGCACCAAGATCAGCATTATTGGGATATATTGCACATAAGTATTTAATACTATTTACTACAGGTTCATAAGGGTGCTTGTAATATTCTTTAGTTTGCCTTAATTCGTTTAGTGTTCTTTTCTTCGCCATTTCTGAAAAAAATAAGTTATTAAGGTTACTGGCAACCATATAGGTGTTAACAATAAACCTATCAATACTGCTAATATGTCAAGTATCTTTTTTTTCATAGTAACTGCTACAGATAGCTATAGCTTGGTCTGTTTTTTTACCTTCTTTTATAACTTCAGGTATACACCTCATCATAAAATCTTTTCTAGTTTCTCCTGCTTTTGGTTTTGGCATATTATCTGTTAAATAAAAAGTGTGTTAGCATTCCTGCAAAGAATGATACAATACATACTACAAACATCACATAGTATATGTAATCTATGTTAATCATATTATACAAAACTACTAATTTTTTTCTTTAGTTGCTTATTCTGCCTGTACGCCTTGATGTTGTTCTGTTCTGCTATTAGGTTTTTCTTCTGTAAATTATCTAATGCAGCTTGCAAAAAACATATTGTAGAATATGCATCTGTTAATGTATCTAAGGCTTCTTTTTTGCTATTGGTTGCTTGTTGCTTAATATTTTCTTGTGCTTGTAGAATTAATATCTGCAATTTGTTCTTTGCTATTGTAATATCTATTGTATCCATTTAAAATATTCTTAATTGTTGTTTATGTTGTTCTATTCTTTTTATAGCAGCATTATAGTATTCAGTATCTAATTCACAAGCTGTTAAATCATATCCTAAATTATGACAAGCAATGGCTATACTTCCACTGCCTAAATGAGTATCAAGTATTTTATCACCTTCTTTAGCATAATTCATTAATAACCATTCATATAATGAAACAGGTTTTTCGCAAGGATGTATATCAGTACCTCTTAATTCATTATATTTATCTGTATTACTCCAATCATATCTATAAAAATCTACCTTTTTTAATCTGCTATAACTTGCTATTTCGCATTTACTCATATTAGGATGCTTTACATCTTTAAACCATACTATTGCACCACCTTTATCATTAAAACAATTATAGTAATTAGCTCCCCAAATTATCTGCTCTTTACTTACCCTTTTTAATTCATTAAAATATTCTTTTGATGGTATTGCATTATTCCAATCATATTGCCATTTTGGCTTTTCATAATGGTCACGGTGATTAAAATTACCAATACCATAGGGAGGGTCTACAATAGCAAGGTCAAAGTAATTATCTTCATACCTTGCCATTAGCTCCATATTATCTTCGTTTGTGATAGTCATTGCTTTTTATCTTCCATATATAGTAATTCATCACCTAGCTTTTTATCTAGTGTTTTAATTAATCTATATATTATTATGCTTTTTCTTTTTGCTTCTTGCTTTTCTTCTTGTGTGCTATCAGTACCTAGATTTGCATATAGGTTGCAATCTATTCTTAATAGTTCATCTATCTTTTGTTTATCACTCCAACTTTTATAACTCATAAAAGTATCTATGTTTTCATATCTATATTTCATATTTATTGTTTTAATACATTTAAACCACCTATTGTAAAACCTAATCCGCTATTGTAATCAAATCTTAATGGTTCATTTAACATTGTAGGCTTGCCACCTGTTTCTTTGTCTTTTATTTTATAAACGTGTACTTCTGTCATCATCCAAAGTTTGTCGTGTGAAATCAATCTGTGTAAACATATGAAATTATCTACCCTATTTGGAAACACTTGCCCACCTTCACAATCTGCTTTTCTTGGTGGTTGTATGTGTCCATACAATAAATGGTCAGCAGGATATACACGCCTTGCAGCTTCTGTCTGCGGATGCATTGATATAAACATTGTTTTGCCTGTTTTGTTGCAAAACTCCCTAACATCATTGCATATTTGATAATTGCGCTCAAATTGTGATATTCTTCTATCGTGGTTTATACCTGTGTATGGATCAATTAAACACCCATCACATTGTTCTTTTTCAAATATTTGTAATAGCTCTTTATGGTTGTATAGTTTTTTATTATCAATAAATTTAAAATACTTACTTATTTCATCGTGATAAAACAAATATTTATTTAAATCTTTTATTGATTGACCTGTCCACATTTGTATGATATCTCTTTTAAGTTGACCAGGATTATTTTCACCTGACCAAATACACCACTTCTTGTTATGTAATTTACTTAATGCTGTTAAATACCATAAAATAAAATTAGTTTTGCCTACATTATCTAATCCAAGAAACATATTAAAGTTTCCTTTTTTATATAAGAAGTAGTCATCTAATATGCAACCAATACCAATACCTTTTTTTATTTTACCAGCTTTAAATGCTTTTAAATATGGTATTGTTGCTTTATCTTCTAATATCATTTATTAAGTAGTTTTATGACCTCATCACTAACACGTAAAACATTATCATTTGCGTATTTATCTTTTATTATCTTATCTTTTCTTAATGCTTGAGCATTGCTTGAGCTTTGCTTGTTTTGTGTGGTTTTGCCACCTTTCCTGCCAGCATTAACTCTTTTAATGTGTGCTGCTTTTCTTTCTTCTAGTTGTTCATCTAACCAATCTATATAAATGTTTTTGTCTTTATGTTTTACTATTCCAAAGTGTATTAAACTTCTATAATAATCAGGTATAATTGCTTCATATTGTTCATATGTAACCTTACAACCTTTAGACCAATAATAACAACATACTTTCATAAATGCGCCTTGCTGTTCATAATCTAAAAAACTAATTGATCCTGTTATCCATTGGTTAGGGTAAAATTTAAAATATGGTAGTTCTTTCATATTCAAAAAAGTGTTGTTTGATTCATAATATTATCTAATTTTTTTTGACCTAAATTATACCACTTACTATCTAATTCACAACCAATGAAGTTTCTTTTTTCTTTGTAACAAGCTATAGCTGTAGAAAAACTTCCCATAAAAGCATCAAATATTAAATCATTTTCGTTGCTACTGTGTAAAATAATTTTTCTTATAACATCATATTCTTTTTGATGTGGGTGAGAATTATCATCGTGTGTAATGTGTTTCATTTTCCAAACATTACTCATATCATTTAAATTATATTTAGCTTTACCTTTTTCTAACACTAAACAAACCTCATATTGATTTCTAAAGCCATAACCCATACCAATATTATTTTTTACCATAATACAGAGCATTCTATAATTAAAACCTTTTTTAATTGCATAATCTTTTATTTTATCTACAAACTTGTGATTAGAAAATAAATAAAGTGATTTATTAGTTTTTAATTTATCATATATAACATCTAAAAATTTATAGTTTATATACTCATTTTTATTATTTAATATTTGTTTGTTTTTCCTACCATAACCTGAATTATCACCATAAGGCGGATCAACAATAACTAAATCAATAAAATTATTTGGTATTTGTTTTATGTATTCAAAGCAATCTATATTTTCAACTTTATTTATATTCATTTTATACGTTTTTTATTGCATCAAATATATCTACTTGAAATTTGTTGTTTTTATTTTTAAAATGTAATTCCCCTAGCTTATCTAAATCCTGATAATTTATATCAGTTAATTTATCCATATTTTTTAAATTAAAATATGTTATTTTTTGCCCACCAGCATTTTCATAAAAAGGAAATTCTTTTCCATTACTATATGTTTTATTCATTAAATTACTAACATAATTACCATATATACTTTTAGTGTTGTAATCTACAAATACTATAAAATATTTCAAGCCATATTTTTTTTCTCTTTCTACGTATCTATCTATTTGTTTAGTGTTTTTTCCCGTACATTTATGTCCATTTTTAAATGTATGTCTTTTAGTGCTAACTTCAACAAAGTATAATTTGTTATCTATTTCCATTATAATATCATTTTTATTATAGTTATTCTGATCATTGTTGACCCAGTAATTTATTTTGTTTTCTTTTAAATATTTACAGACAAGATCTTGTCCAAACATTCCTATTTTTTTATTTAAATGTCTCATCATATTGTATTTAATGTGTTTCATAATATGCCTTGTGTTTTTCATTATAGTTGTTGTATGCTTCTATTTCTGATCTACTTAATCTATCCCAAGTATAAACACCATCAAAGGTGAATGAACAGTAACCTTTATAAACATCTACCCTATCAGGTGCTTGTACATAATCAAAGTACTTAAAATTCTTTTTCACAGGCCTAAATTCAAATGCCAATCTTTCAGGACTCATATTCAATTCTTTAGCTATTTCTGGTAGTGTATAACCTTCCATTAATAATCCTTGTATAACTGACATACTGAAACCCTTTTTCAATAAATAATTTGATTCTTCTATCATTGCTAAAATGGCAAATCATTTGTTGCTTCTTGCTTTTCTTCTGGCTTCCAAGTATCTACGCTAATAGCTACATCTTTGCCATATTGATCAGCTTCATCTTTTAAATTGATGTTAAGTTTTATGAACTTGTTACCATTGTATTCTTGAATGTGTTCTTTAATTTTATCTGGATTAATAGTTACTTTTAACCACTTTTCATTCATTACTTTACCGCTACCACAGTATATTGTTTTTTCTTTCATTGTTGTTTGTTTTTATTTTTTTGTTTTTTATTTAAATTTTTTTCAAGCAATCTATTAATTCTTTCATTTTCTTTTTTTGTTGGATTGTTTGCTTTATGCAATATATATTCAAATAAATTCATTGTTGTTTGTTTTAAATTAATATTTGTTCTTCTACTTCTATATCTATGATATCATCACTATATCCTACTGGTTCACCGTTCCAATTGTTGTATTTGTCAACAAGATTGCAATATTCTGTAAAACCTTGTGATATAATGTTATAACCTAATCTATACACCTGCACATTATAAGGTGATGTAGTTTCTACTGCAATAATATAATAATCTGCATCATCATAGTTTTCTAAATACATAGCTGCTTGCATTTTGTAATCATTGTATATTAAATCACGTTGAAAACGTTTACCAGCATCTGTAGTCGTTTTTATATCGCAAACTATAGTTTTACCATCTATATAGCTTTCAAGGTCTACAAAGCCTTTAAAATTAATTCCTGCGTGATTCCAAGTTACTTCTTTTTCAGTATGTACCTTGTTTTGCATTAGTTTGTTAAATATAGGATTGTTCATTGCATTCTGCACTATAGCATTAGCATCATCTAGTTCTGATAGTTTTATGATCTGTTTATTATCATTAGCAGCTTTAAATGCTTGCCATTCTTTGCCTGCACGTCTTGCGCCTTCAAATACTGCATAATCATCATTAAATGAATCTGGTTCTAATAACAGTTTGTGTATAATACTACCAAACTGCATTGCATCTGTTACTTTTGTTTTACCTTCCCAATACTTTAATAAATGGTTAGGTGATTTCTTAAATTGACATAATGCACTATAGCTTAATCTATTCCTTTTCATAATCTTCTAATTTTTGTTGGTAAAATTTTCTGATTGCTTCGTTCCATTGTTTATCTATTTGCTGTTGTTCATTTAGTAATTCTAACAACCTTTCGTATTCTGTTTTTATATTATTTATCATAACTATTGGTTTTTAATTGCGTTTGCTACTTCATCTGCGCTTGCTACTGATTGGTCTACACCTACACCAAAGTTGCCTAATGCTCTACCCCAGGCAGACGTTTCACAGTTTTCAATAAATGAAGTTTTGTTTATAAAACTACTATTTTGTTTTTCGTGTGCATAGCCACTAGCTACTTCATCACCTTCATTGTTTTTAAGTGATGCACGTACTATTACACCATTCTCATTTAAGTGTGTTATTTCACTTGTTAAGCTGTATCCTGCAAAGTGTTCTCTGAAATATTTTAACCTTTCATTTACAGTTACGTACTGCTTACCTTTTATGTTTACTGTTTTTAAATTCATAATTTCTGATTTTAGTTAATTGTTTTTTTATTTTTTTTATTCTCTTACTATCGTAATTGTATCGCAATTCTTTCCAATGCTTATCCACTTCATTTAATTCATCTATTAATCTATCAAATCTGTGCCTGTGAATTTCTTTATCATTGTTGTTTAATTCAAAACGTGTGATAACATTCTTATTCCAGTTTGCTTGTCTGATAATCTTACGTAATCTAAAATGTAGTGAAGTATAATAGTAATATGCTTGCCATTCTTCCATATCTTGAATAT